CACTTGGACCATGTTTTGCTGGGCCATAAATTTGATATGGCATTTCATTCAATTCATACTCTTCATTTCTAGGATCTCTGGTGCCTCTGAGTGGCTCTAAACCAGAACGACGGCGTGCTTTGTTTCCAGCCCCCTGATCACCATACCCAGCATATCTTGAGCCTTTACCGCCAGTGGATTTCTTCTCATACCCAGGTGTTCCAGGACCATCACCACGAACTGCAATATTATGAGCATTTGCTCTATCTCTTGTAGTTACTCCATATGTCTGATACTGCATACCCGCCAGTTTTCTCTGACGGGGACCGGGACGCATTGCCTCATCTACAGTTTCATCTTCTTGAAGTTTTCTATTTCTCCAAAGCTCAGCAACATAATCTACTGCTTCCTTTCTGGTCTTTCTAACATCATCACCTGGCTCATATGGCTTGTCATCACCATCAGAATTCCACCAAGGATTCTTGCCATTGAATTTACGACCCTTTAGTTTAGGTCTTTTTTTCTCCTGAACTAATTCAGTTTCTTCCTTGCGAACTCCACTCTTAGCATTTAATTTTGCTTGGATTCTTTGCTTCATTTCTGGCATTGAAGCCACATTATAAAGAGCTAGGGTTGGAGCACTAAATGTTTTTCCATTGGTGTATACATTAACACCCATATAATCTCTAACTTTCTTGTCTTCTAGAAGAGTTAGAGCATACTCAAGAGTTTGATCAATTAGATTTTCTCTTAGATAATCTTCTTGAGAGTTCACATCACCCGGAAAGTATGCAGAAGCAGACTCAACCATCTTTGTTGCTTTGTACATCATGTCTGGTGTAAGAGACATGAATTGAGATACAATAGATAAATCCATATTCTTTCTTTGAAATGAGTTCTATTTATTATTATTTATCTTTTCGTCTACCTTTAGTAAATGACTTAACTGGTTCGGTAGGATGCATTCGTTGCAGATATTCACGATAATCATCCGTACCAATTTCCAATGGTCCTGGGTGATAACTTAAATCTTTGACCCAGGTTCTATGAATTTTCTTTTGTTCGTCCACAAAGATAACATAATTAGAACCTCTAGTAACAATTCTTCCAGAGATACCAGTAATAGAATCAATTACAGTCTCACCCAAGTTGTAAATATTTCCTTGATAATATTGCTCTCTAAGATTTTCAATATCTAATGATGGAGATATTTTCCATAAATCTTCTTTGAGACTCATAGACTTACGAACTTGTGAATAGATTGCACGGCATTCTTTTTTGCTAACATTGCCAGGAAGTCCTTGCTTGAAGGTTTCATAATCATTTTCAAGTGCTGCTTTACGCATCATTGAACTAGTAATTCCTTCAGTTTTATCCGTATCTGGATCAGACATTCCGGCACCAACTACTTCTACTCCATAAAAGTCATACACAGTTCCATTGTATTTCTGTGCGATTTTTTCATACTTTTGAACATTCTCATCTCCACACACAATTACTACATGATGATAACCCTCATCGTGTAGTGATGTTAAAATATCATAAATGTTATCTCCATTTTCTGGATCATTTACAATACTTTCAGCATGGTCTGGGAATATATGTTGGAGAATGTTATACTTTGATTTAAAGTCCAATGGATTCTGCTTACTATCAGAAGTCCTACTTGGATAAATTCTATACTCAGCTTCCAACTCTTCCGCTTGTTCTTGAACTGCATTGAGTAAATTTTCATGTCCAAGTGAAGGAGGATTAAATCTACCAAAAGTAATAACTACCGCAGGACCTTCACCATGCTCAACTTGCTCTGGTGATTGGTCTGCAGTAGTTTGTGGTGTTTGGGATGGTTGTTGCTGAACATTCTGCACATCTGCTTGGGATAGTGGTCCCATGAGTGGCTGCCCAGTTTTTAATTTGCTCTTATCTTGTTTGGAGATAGAAACTAATTTTTGCCCACCGTCTTTACTTTTGGCAACAATATCTCCTTTGGCATTGGAATAGTATCCCTTCCCTACATGGACGAGACCTTTCTTTTCCGCTTCTTTTCCCGCAGGAGTTCTTGCTTCTGTTACAAATTGCCTAAAAGTTTTCATCAAAAACAAAAGTTCTACATCTATTATTTAGGCAACTGTGTAGGTCTGATAAGCATTTTTGCTCTCATAACATTGGTAATGACTACAATAGAGTTGTAGATATTTGTAGTATTTGCTTTTAAAAATTTGAGAATAGGATCTTTATCTGGTTTGTAGAGTTTAGTATTTTTTCTCTTCATCAGATAAAAATTTATAACTGATGCTACCAACTCTTTTTGATCTGCTAGATTTTGCTTTGTCTTTGGATAAGAGGTGACATAATTGGTCAGTATACTGTAAACAAAAAAGTCTTTATTTGTTGATATTACATCGAGAAAATCTGAGCACAACACAGAAAATCTTCGTGCTGCAGTGAGATAATTATCAAATCTTGGTTTGTCTGCAGGAGAGACAAAGATTGAAAGAGATTCTAATAAATTTAAACACTGTGTTACACTCTTACTACCATTACGGAATAGATCAGATTGAATTGTGCTCAGACTAACTCCATTCATCAGATGTCTCCTGATTGACGATTTTCGGAACGGAATACACGGAAGGCTCCTTCTGGATACCGTGCAGTGAGTTTATCTACATTGGTTTCTAGAACTTCTTCAAGATTAGTGCCAAGAGCAATACAACCTTGAGCAATATACCACATCACATCTCCCATTTCTTTAATCATGTGAGTGCGAGACTGATCATTGTATGGCTTACCTTGGAATGCAATTTTCTTGACAATTTCGGCAAACTCACCACCTTCTGCAGTCAATCCAATGGCAGCAGTTAGAAGTCGGTTTAGATCAACACCAACACCATTGGCATGATCTTCTGGTTCTTTGCGTTCTAGTTCATTTACTTTGTTAACAAACTCTTCTGGATTGCTTGAGTAAATGCTAGTGGTATCACCAACAAAATTCTGATATGCGTCTAGGCTAATTAGTTTTTTTGTCATACTTTAAATCCGTCGAATGTTCTAGTAGGTTTTTTAGAGATTTTTTCTTCGTACTCATACTCATCATCTTGACCAGAATCAATGATGTTTTTCTGAGCACTGTCCTCAACATTATACAGCTTCATCTTGGATCTGTCAATACCCACGACGAATCTCTTGTATGCAGTGGGGTCGTTGTAACGATTTTTCAACTGCTTGACCATGATTTGGTTCAATGACTCAAGTTCTTCAGTACTAATCAATGCAAACATAAAGTCTGCTGTAGCAGGAAGACCAAAAGATTCTGAAGTATCAGTAAGCTCAACATCAGAGTTGCCATAACCCTGACGAGTGGTTTGTGTTGCAGTTACAATAGGAACATTACATTCTACAGCAAGACCCCTCAGCTCTTCTGCAATAGCTTTTACATATGTGTAAGAGTTTACCAATGTTCCTTTGTATCTTGAAGATGCACAGATATTCAAGTAATCAATGAAAATCATATCTGGTTTAAATCCCTTCTTGAGTGCAAGATCATTGAGAAGAGATTTAAAATGTCCTACATGTGCAGATGCAGTTGCGTATTCTTTAATAATAAGTTTTCCTCTGGTTTTCTCTGCCAGTTTTGCTAACTTAGATTCATATGAATTTTTTGAAAGATTAGTAATATCTTGAATATTTACATTCAAGAGGTTTGCATCAATTCTTTCAGCAATCCTTTCCTCTGCCATTTCAAGTGTAATGTAGAGAACATTGCGTCCTTGCAGGAGGACGGAGCTAGCCATGTGGCACATGAATAGACTTTTCCCGACACCCGTACCAGCAAGAGCGACATTGAGAGTCTTATTAGGGAGACCACCTTTTGTAATTTTGTTGAAGAGTTCAAGGTCGAATGGGATTTTGTCTTCTTTTTTGTGGTAAAAATCATAACGGGATTCTGAATCTGAAATATAATCGTGACCAATATGGTCATCAAATGAAACTGCAAGTGCATCGGAAAGAATTGAGGGAATAGAATCTTTACTTCTAGTCTTATCCTTTCCGTCTGCGATTTTAACTGAATCTAAAAGGGCAAGATATATTGCCCTATCTTTACACCACTTCTCAGTAGTATCTAATAACCATTGCTCATCGAACTTTTCTTCTTTGAGATCAGATACTACTTGAAGGGCACCCTGAAACATATCATCTGAGATATCCTTACGATTTTCAATTTCAATATTTAAAACTGTTTTGGTAGGAATATCATCATAATTCATTACGAATTTATGAATCTCCTGAAAGACTATTTTCTCTGTCAGGAGATCGAAATATGTTTCCTTGATAAAAGGAATTACTTTTCGTGTGTAGGTTTCATCATAAAGTAAGTTTGAAAGAATCTTCGTTTCAATCTTATCCATCAAGCATCGTCTCCATCATCAAAAGTCTCCACAGCTCCATAACTATACTCCTTTTTGGCACATTCGTCAAGAGCTTCCATCACTTCGGGGGTAAAGAATTTCTCAGGCTCCGAAAGAATAGCCTTAGCATAATACTTGCCATTATTAATTTCATAACGACCCCCAGACTTAGTGAAAATTCCGTGCTTTTCACCCAGTTCCAGTAAGCCATAGTATTTGTCAAGTCCACGCTCATCATAGAATAACCTTGTCTCAATTAGTGAATTTTCTTTCGTGAACCTAGACTTAAATGCTTTGCATTTGATAATGTTGCCTATGACTTCTGTGCCATCTTTTTCTTTTGATTTGGATAGATAGATAATTGTTGAAGCTGCATACTTTAGGCCAGACCCACCACCCATTTCTTTAGTTGGCACATAAGATCCAATTACATCATAGGTGTGATTTGTGACAATCATGGGAATGCCCGCAGTACCCAGTTTGAGGGACAGGATTCGGAACACGGACTTGATGACCTGAGAACGGGTCATGTCACGGGTCTCCTTGCCTGCAGAGGCATCCTCGATCTCCTTGGTGGTGGCAAGCATTCCCAGAGAGTCTAGCACAAACATCAGGGGTGGGCGCTCATCCTTTTTAAGTTTCATGTACTCATCCACAACCTTGATTGATTGAGTACGAAACTCCTGAACTGTAGACACTGGAACTAGACCAACACGCTTAGCATCAATGCCACGACTGGTCATCATATCCTTGGTAATTGCAGACTCAGTTTCAAAATAAATTACTTCTCCAGTAGGATTTTGTTGAAGGAAGTATTTAACGATTGAGAGAGCAAAGAAAGTTTTTCCAGTAGATGACTCACCAGCGAGAGCTGTAATCTTGTTGTTAGGTAGCCCCCCAAAAATACTGCCACTAAGGAGAGCATTAAAGATATAACTCCCAGTGTCAACAAAGCCCCCACAATCTCCTGCGGCGACTCCATCCTCGACGATTCCTGCATACTCATTATCCAGTTCTTTAATAACACTATTTAAGAAACTCATAGTAACCTCGGTGTAAATTTATAGGAATGCTTCTAGTGTACCACGCCTTTCGGAAATCCATCCGATTGCATTTAAAACAGAATTCAGTGGTTCAAGGAAGCTCTTGGAGAATTGCATATCATGATCAATATACTTTTCTAATTTAAATTCTGTTGGTAGTGTTTGAAAATATGAAATTACATTTTCTTGGATTGGATTGGGGACTTTTAAATATACAAATTTAATCTTTTCCCCTTCCTGAATATATGGATATTTGTTTGAGATTTTTAATTTTTTAATTAGGTGATTATATAGAATAGCACCCCTTACTTGTATTGGAGTTTTTGGTGCATATAGAGTGGAAGATCCCTTGTACTTATCTAGGTTGTTTAGACTTCTTGGGAAAGAGATATTCACAACATCTTGCTTTCTAGTTTCAAGTTTTACCTTATTGATAAAGTTGATCAATGTATCATTGTCTTTGGATAGAATAATCTCAAAGGCAGTAAACAGTTTATCACGAAAATACGATGGTGTCGAGGATCTTGCAGTCTCAAGACCCATGATCTTCATCTTAGGTTTTTCGTATCTTACTCCCTCGCTGTCCCATACATTCAACATGTAACGCTTCTTTGCAGTCCAGATTCCTGTGTCTGCAATGTTTTCACGCTTCATCTTCATCTTTTGAGAATAAGCATTTACATACTTCGCCAGTTCTTGGTAACAACTTTCAATATAAGGTTCAAGTTCCACTTCACAGATCTTATCAAGGAAATTGACAATTTTCTCAGTAGCTTCCTCTCTTCCTTTGAATATACTTTGAACCAAAGGACCAAGATTAAGGTAGATAGAATCAGTATCTGAAGCAATAACATAATCTTCTTTCGTGGTTTTCAATACTTTATTTAAGTACTCATTCATTTTGTTTTCAATCCAGCGAATTGAAAGCTGACCCGAAAGAGTAATAGCTTCAGCATTAGTGATTAGAAAGTACCTGAAGTATTCATTTCCAATAGCACCATATGCAGAGTTAAGTTGAATCTTTCGTGCCATCTGAATGTTATTACAGCGAGCAATTTCTTTCTTTAACTCAGTTGTTGGAGTCTTTTCATATTGCTGTTTTGCAGCAATCATCTTTTTTTTATAGATGGTGCGATCCTCATAAATTTTTTCCATCAATTTAGGAAGAAACCCTTGTTCATGAGTATCAAACATTGCACCATTCGCACATACAGTAAGACACTCAAGTGAACTAGTATCAATCTCTTTTCGGAGAAGTTTGTCTACATTAATTGAAGGGAAGCGTTGATTATCTAGAGTTTCTGGAGAAATATTATACTGCATAATCAAGTGTGGATATAGAGAGTTCAAGTCAAAACTCACTACCCATTTATGTTTACCGAGGATTGGATCCTTTACATATGCACCTTCATATGCATAATCTTTCTTTTGAATGACTTTTGGGGGAACTACAACATTGGTTTTTTTGAGATAGTTAAAGATGATATTATCCCAAGTCTTTACCTGAGAATATACATCTTCAAAATTCTCTTTTGCATCATATGCCATAGTGATGGCAAGTTCGATTAATTTCATCTTGTCGTCAAGACGATCAACAAGTTCTACATCTCGGATGTTGTAATCAATAAACTTTTGCCAATCTTTAGTGTAGAACTCTTTGAAATTCTCAAACTCAGAGTGATCTAGTTTCTTCTCACCAAGTTCTACAAAAGCAATATGATCGAGTCGATAAGATTCTTGGTTAGTATAGGTAAACTTTTTGTATAGATCAAGATAGTCTAATACAGACAACCCAGCAATCTCATATATGATATGAGTTCTACCCATAATTACAACCTCCCTGTTAGTAACTACTGTCCAGGGAGAGATTGATTTCATATGCTTGGTTGAGAGCACACGATCCAGACGACGCATAATGTAAGGAATATCATAAAGGTAGACATTCCATCCAGTTACAACATCTGGAGTATCATGCACCCACCACTCAAGAAAGTTTTGCAGCATTTCTTGTTCTGTCCAGAACACTCGATATTCTACATCAGGTCGAGTGTTCTCATATTCTCTTGTTCCCCATACAATAATCTTCTTGGTATTAATATCTTTGATAGTAATACAAAGCATTTCCTCTGCAGCTGCCTGTACATTTGGAAACCCATTCTCACAAGCAACCTCAATATCCAATGACACAATATTCATAGAAGAAATATCAAACTTGATTTCATCTTCTGGAAACTCATTGGCCATGTATTGATACAAGAATCGTTCATACCCATAAACAGTAAAATTATCAATACCCTCATATTTTTTGAGAAACTCTTTTGCTTCTCGGGTTCGATCAAATTTTACTGGAGATACATTAAGACCATCTAGAGTTTTGTACTTAGAATCTTTGGGAGAAGGAACGAAAAGAGTTGGAGAAAATTTATCCTGATATATCTCCTTAACTCCATTGTTATACCCTCGATAATGAACAATGTCATTAATGAGTTGAATATTAGTATAAAACCTCATTTAGAAATAAGTTGAGTGTAAAGATTTAGAATTTCAGGTTTGGGTTCGATGATAGTCATAATCTTATCAGAATTGAGAAGAATGTCTACATCATTAGTAAACGATGGGTATCTATCTAATTGAGCATAATCTGTCTGAACAACTGTAGTTTCCTTACCATCTTTAATATTTTTTTCTTCGGTTGTTTTCAGAAATACTGCATTATCTGGGGGAAAATGTTTATCTTCATCATTATAATCCCAATAAGTCAATGGATCAACTTTATATGGATTTTTCATGTACAGAGAAGGTTCTTCATCTAGTTCTTCATACTCACAGATAATGTAATCATTGTTGATCAGCTGAATCAGTTTAATATTCATGGTGGGCTCCATCGGAACATCTCTATGTATGGTAGCATACCCAGGCTGGCCTGTCAAGTAAAAAGACCCAATCCCTGAAAGTTGCCAGGGTGGGTCTGTGCCGACGATATTTGGGGATTTCCCAATTCTATTTATTTCAGTCTTCTGTTAAAAGTTGGGGGTCTGATTTTACTCCAGGAATATTCCATGTAGTTTTCTTCTGATGTTCTGGAATGATTCTTTCAATATCTACAGTTAGTAGTCCATGCTCAAACCCTACAGAGGATACTCGATGTTCATCTGAGAGTTGAATCTTACGGGTGAATGAACGCTTGGATAAACCTTTGTGTACATACTGTCTTGAAGTATCTCGTTCCTCAACTTTGCTGGCAATTGTGAGAATGTTTTGTTCTGTAAAGACTTCAATCTCTTCTGGTTTAAATCCTGAAAGAGCGACTTCAATTGTGTAGTTACTGTTGTCATGTTTGACGATGTTGTAGGGAGGATAGTTAACATTAACTGAATGATGCATTGCATCTAGTCTGTTAAACATTTCATCCAGACCTACAGCGA